ACGACGCGGAGCTTCGGGACCAGGTCCAGCGGCTCTGGCTCGCCTGGACCGACGAGGCGGACGCGGACGGGCTGACGGACTTTTACGGCCTTCAGGCCATGGTCGCGCGAGAGATGTTCGTCGCGGGCGAGTGTTTCGTGCGGCTGCGCCCACGTCGCACCGAGGACGGTCTGCTCGTGCCGCTGCAACTGCAGCTCCTGCAATCCGAGATGCTGCCCTTCGAGAAGACCGAGACGGCAGCCAACGGCAACCGCATCCGCTGCGGGATCGAGTTCGACGCCATCGGCAGGCGGGTGGCCTATCACTTCCGCCGCAGCCATCCGGGCGACAGCACGGACCGGCGCGTGGCGGTGCCGGAGACGGTGCGTGTGCCGGCGGCTGACGTCCTTCACGTCTATCGCCCGCTCGATGCCGGGCAGATCCGCGGCCTGCCGCATGTCGCGCCCGCCATGGTGCGGCTTTTCCTGCTGGACCAGTACGACGACGCCGAGCTCGACCGGAAGAAGACCGCGGCGATGTTCGCGGGCTTCATCACCAAGACGGCGCCCGAAGAGCCTATGATAGGCACGGAGGAGGCCGACCCCGACGGCGCGGCCATCGCCAGCCTCGAGCCGGGGACGCTGCAGGTCCTGCTGCCGGGCGAGGACGTGAAGTTCTCGTCACCGGCGGATGTGGGCAGCAGCTACGAGGCGTTCCAGTACCGCACGCTGCTCGGCGTCTCGGCCTCGCTGGGGCTGCCGTATCACCTGGTCACCGGTGACGTGCGCCAGGCCAACTATTCGAGCTTGAGGGCCGAGCTCGTCGAGTTCCGGCGTCGCGTGCAGCAGCTCCAGCACGGGGTGATCGCGCATCAGCTCTGCCGCCCGGTCTGGGCGCGCTGGCTGGAAACGGCGCGGCTGGCAGGCCGGCTGGATCTGCCCGACCCGGCCGTCGCCCAAATGGTGCAGTGGATCCCGCCCCGCTGGGACTGGGTCGATCCGCTGAAGGACATCCAGGCGCAGGTGCTGGCGATGGAGGCGGGCATCACCTCGCGGCGCAAGGTGGTGGAGGCCACCGGCTACGATGTCGAGGAGGTCGACCGCGAGAACGCGACGGACACGGCGCGCGCCGAGGGGCTCGGCCTGCGCTACCGCACCAGCCCCGGCGAGACGCAGGGCGCGCGGGCGACGCCGGCAACGCGGCCCGATCCGGGCGATGGGTCGGCAGATGACAGCGGTGACGACATCGATGCGGCCGCGACCGACCGCGCCACCAATCAGGAGTGACATCATGAACAGCTGGTACACGATCCGCGCCCGCGACGGCGGCGCGGAGGTGCTGATCTATGACGAGATCGGCGCCTATGGCGTCTCGGCCAAGGGCTTCCTCGCCGAACTCGGCGCGCTGCCGGACGAGACCGCGATCGATCTGCGGCTGAACAGCCCCGGCGGCTCGGTCTTCGACGCGGTCGCGATCCACAACGCGCTGAGCCGCCACGCCGGCAGCGTCACCGTCTGGATCGACGGGATCGCGGCCTCGGCCGCCAGCTACATCGCGATGGCGGGCGACGAGATCGTCATGCCCGAGAATGCCTTCCTGATGATCCACGATCCCTCCGGCCTCGTCATGGGCACGGCGGCGGACATGCGCGAGATGGCCGGGACGCTGGACAAGATCGCGGCCGGCATGCTGCGCGGCTACGCCGCCCGCTCGGGCAGGCCCGAGGAGGAGATCGCCGGGCTGATGGCCGCCGAGACCTGGCTCACAGCGGCCGAGGCGCTGGAGGCAGGTCTCGCCACACGTCTTGCGGAGCCGGTGCGGATCGCCGCGAGCTTCGATATCGCACGCTTCCGCAACGCGCCGCCAGCGCTGGTGGACGCGGTCGAGACCCCAGATCCGGAATACGCCAAGACGGAAACCGACATCGTTGACGACGCCAACGATGTCGCGTCGGTCCCCGATCCCGCGCCGCAGCCCGTGGCCGACGATCCGGACGGCCCCATGGCAGACGCCAGCACGGCTCCGAACGCCACCGCCATCCGCGCCGAGGCCATCGCCCATGCCCGGGCCGTGGTCGATCTCTGCCGCCTCGCGGGTCAGCCGCAGATGGCCGGGCGCTTCCTCGAGGAGGACGCCAGCCTCGACGCGGTGCGCAGCAGCTTGCTGGACACGAAGGCCGAGGCCGCGCCGGAGATCACGCCCCATCACCCGCAACCCGGCCGCAGCGCCACGACCCGTCCCTGGGGCGACGTGATCGCCCGCACCTTCAAGCTCAAAGGATAGGCTCCCATGACCACGCTTTCTGAGTCCACCCACCCCGGCGGCTTCCTCGTCTGGGAAGCCCATCGCGACTACACCCGAGAGACCGTCACCGTTGCGTCCGGCACGCTCTCACCCGGCACCGTGCTGGGTCAGATCACCGCCTCGGGCAAATACGCCGCCCACGACCCCGACGCCACCGACGGGACAGAGACCGCCGTCGCCGTGCTCTGGGGCAAGGCGGACGCCAGCGGCGGCGATGCACCGGCCGTGGCGGTGGTCCGCGGCCCCGCCATCGTCAACCGGCATGATCTCGTCTTCGCGGGCACGCCCAGCGATCCCGAGGTCGCCGCCGCCCACGCCGCGCTCTTCGCCGCGGGCATCATCGTCCGCTGATCCGAAACCGACAGGAGGCATCAACATGGCCACCATGGACATCTTCGAAGGCGATGCCTTCACCATCGTCGAGCTCACCCGCGCGCTCGAGAACATCCCCTACAAGCCCGCGATCCTGTCCGGCGCGGGGCTCTTCGGCAGCCGCGGTGTGCGCACGCGCACCGTGATGATCGAGAGCCGCGACGGCACGCTGTCGCTGATCCCGTTCTCCGAACGCGGCTCGGCTTACGACAGCCAGATCCCCGAACGCCGCGAGATGCGCGCGTTTGTCTGCCGCCAGTTCAAGAAGCAGGACGTGCTCTGGGCCTCGGAAATCCAGGCGATCCGCGACTTCGGCTCGGAAACCGCGGTGCAGCAGGTGCAGGCCGAGGTCGCCCGCAAGCTGGGCCGCCTGCGCAACGACGCCGAGGCCACGTTCGAGTTCCACCTCTTCAACGGCATCCAGGGCGTGGTGAAGGACCCCAGGGACGGCGCCACGGTGATCGATTACCACGCCGAGTTCGGCATCACCCCGGCCACGGAGGTCGACTTCGACCTCGACAACACCTCCCCCGCCTCGGGCGCGCTGCGCAAGCGTTGCCAGGCGCTGATCGAGAGCGTCGAGGATTCTCTGGGCGGGCTCGCCGCCGGCCAGGTGCAGCTCCGTGCCGAATGCGGCTCGGCCTTCTTCGCCGATCTGGTTGCCCACAAGGAGGTGCGCGAGACCTATCTCAACACCGCGGCGGCCGCCGATCTGCGCGGCCGCGTGGGCGAGGAGGTCAGCTTCGGCGGGATCACCTTCCGCCGGTATCGCGGCGGGCTGGGCTTCGGCGTGCCCACCGACAAGGCGTATTTCTACCCCGAGGGCGTCGAAGGCCTGTTCGAGATCTACTACGCGCCTGCGGACACCTTCGAGACGGTCAACACCGTCGGCCTGCCGCTCTATGCCCGCATGATCCCGGACCGGGACCGCGACGAATGGGTGCGGCTCGAGATCGAGAGCAACCCGCTGCCGATCTGCACCCGACCGCAGGTCCTGCGCAGCGCGCGGCGGACCTGATGACGGCGGCTGCGATGGCGCTCGACGCGCTCTTCGCCGACGACAACATCGCCCGCGAGGCCGTCTACACGCCCGAGGGTGGAACGCCTGTCCTCGTCCGGGTGGTGACCCGCCGGGCGGACGAGACCACGGGCTTCGGCGACGCGCGCCTCTGGTCGGAGACCACGCGCGTGGATCTGCGCGTAGCCGAGGTTCCGACCCCGCGCCCCGGCGACCGCATCGAGATCGACGGCGAGGCCTTCCTGATCCAGGGCGAGCCGGTCCGCGACCGCGAGCGGCTCGTCTGGACCGTGGATCTGAGGCCGACATGAAGCTGAAACTCGACGTCACGCCCGACCTCGCTTCGTTGATGGCCGCCGAGATCAAGGCGGGCGAGCGCGCGGTGACCACGGCAATGCGTGAGGCCGGCGGGCAGCTCAAGACCGACTGGCGGCGCCAGATCACCGGCGCGGGGCTCGGGCAGCGGCTCGCCAAGAGCATCCGCGCCGAGACCTGGCCCAAGGGGACAACCAGCATCGGCGCAGCCTCGCTGGTCTGGTCGAAGGCGCCCGCCATCGTCGGCGCGCACGACACCGGCCCGCTGATCCGCTCGAAGGCCGGGTTCTGGCTCGCGATCCCGACGCCCGCCGCCGGCCGCGGATTGCGCGGCGGAAAGATCA